TTAATCAAGAGTTTTCTGTGGTCATAGTTTGGGGTAATCAATTAACCAATAATTGCGAACACCAAATAGAATGTTTACTTGACCGAATGTATCTATAAGATATACTTCACATATGGATCCATTTAAAATAATAGAACCAACAGTTATTAGTTTTAGTGGTGGCCGTACTTCTGCTTATATGTTGTGGCGTGTGTTGCAATCTAATAGTGGTAAGTTGCCAGAAGATGCCATTGTATGTTTTGCCAATACAGGCAAGGAAGAAGAGGCTACGTTAGAGTTTGTTAGGGATTGTGGTGAGAAATGGAATGTTCCGATTGTATGGCTAGAATATACAGCTCATGAAATACCAAAACAAAGATTTAAGATAGTAGATTTTAAAACAGCTAGTCGTAATGGTGAACCTTTCGCAATGTCAATTGACCAAAACGGAAAACCTTACCTACCAAACCCAGTTGCTAGGATATGTACTATAAACCTTAAGATTAGAGTGATTAATCATTATTGCAAATCTATTGGGTGGAAACACAACGAAAATATGGATTGGGTTGGAATACGAGCTGATGAACCAAGACGTGCAGCAAAGATACCAATACATAGGACTCCGTTAGTAGCTGCAAATATTACAGCACAGGACGTTGGTGAATTTTGGGTAAACAATGATTTTGATTTAGGTCTTTCTAACTTTAAAGGCAAAACAATGCACGGTAATTGTGATCTGTGTTTTTTAAAACCAGCACATCAAATACAAAGTTTAATACAAGAAAAGCCTAGCCGTGCAGATTGGTGGATAAAAATGGAAGATCATTGCCAAACATCTAATAAAACATTTGGGGATGGAGCTAGATTTAGAAAGGACAGACCTAGCTACAAAAAAATGAAAGAGTATGCACTAAACCAACAAGATATGTTTGACCAAGACGAGGAAGGCATAGCTTGCTTTTGTGGGGATTAAATGGAATACAAGATACCTGAATCAATACAGATAAGAAAACTAAGGAATAAGGATCATAGGCATTTTGTTGTTATTCCCTACAAAGCTATTATTGATAAGAAGGTAAGCGCAGCAAACATTAGAGCATTAGCTATGTTAGCAGCGTACTGCAACAAACAAGGATTTAGTATTGTTGGACTAAGGACATTAGCAAACAAGTTACATACGAGTTACCAGAATGTGTTTAATCATCTAAAGAAGTTGGAACAGTTAGGCTATGTAGAAAGTAGAAAGAACTCTGCGTACCCAGGCATCCGAGGTAATTTAAGACGGATCATCTATGATGACAGCATTAAATGGGATGATGTTAAAGGATACATGCTAGACAACGAAGACATTGACCATATATTAAAGGTAAGTAAAGTGGATAACTTCCGGGAGGATTAGATGTTAGCTAACTTTGTTTTAGTGGTATCAGTCGTGACTATGCCAACAGACTTTAAATATATTGGGCATTTTGTTAGTTGTGATCAGGCAGACTTATATATGAAGTTACATATACCTAACAAAGTAGAGTCTCGATGTTTGTTAGAAGAATATATTTACTTACCTACGGATATGAAAAAGCGAGTGATAACGATACATGATGGAGCTAAAGGATTTTTATCAGATGGTATGTACTGAGTTCAATGAAGGTAAAGGACTAGAGTATCGATGGACTAGAGCGGATGGCTATTGGAAAATGACTAAAGGGTTTCCTAGTGGGCCAAAGAGAGAAGTCAAAGCATCAGACATTATGCAACTACTTAAGGATGAAAAGGAGATGAACGACATGAAAGACAAAAGCAAAAAGAAAGAACCTAGTCGCAAGACTAAGAAACCTTATATTAAATACATAGGAGATTGACATGAGTGATTTAAAACCATTCTTGGTCAGGCTGACACCACAGAGCGTAACTCTGTTAGCTAAGGCAGCAAAGGATCAAGAGAAAACCAAAGCCGGGTTAATTAATGAGGCAATTAAAGCCTACCTGACTAAAGACATTCATAGCAGAATTAACAAGCTGTGAACTCCACCATACGATTAGAGTTACCTTACCCACCAAGCGTTAATAGTTATTGGCGTGCTAATGGGCATAGGCGTTACATCAGTAAAGAGGGTGTAGCGTTTACCAATGAGGTATCGCTTATCGTAAAAACGCAAAAACCGAAAACTTTTGGCGATAGAAAAATTGGCATAAATATAGTAATTCATCCACGATCAAAGCGTAAGTTTGATTTGGATAATACCCTCAAGGCTATTTTAGATGCATTGATGAAGGCTGGCATGTATGATGACGATAGCCAAATTGATATCATTGTTATTGAAAGAGGGGAAGCCTGTACGGGTGGTAAGGCTGTTGTACATTTGTATGATTATAAACCACCAATATATAAACATTTAGGAGAAGAAAATGGCTCAAGATTATGAAGTTAAACCAGGACAAGGGTCCGTATGGCCGAACGACAGGAAGACAGAAGATTGGCATGCAGATTGGAGAGGGAAAATATTATTACCTGATGGAAGTGAACACTACATCGATGTATGGGATAATGAAAAGGGTGGCAAGACTTGGCGTGGGATCAAGATTGGTAATCCTGTGGCGGACTCAGGTACCAGGACATCGGTACCAGTTTCAAATAAGGACGCGTCTAGTGAATCTTTAAACGAACTTGAGGATGATTTACCCTTTTAATGGCAGAAACTAAAAACAAAAGCAAACCGATTCCCAGCCTAGCTGGGTACGGTGGTGTACGAACGCTACAGAAGAACTTAGAAAAGAGTACTACACTTGCTGCAAATAGAGAGGCTGTCGTGTACAGCCTTCTCTCTATAGCAAACACTAAAGTAACCGACATTATGGAATGGGACCACACAGGTCAAGTACAAGTCAAAGCAAGCAAAGACATTCCTGAGCATGCATTGCAAGCTATTAAATCCGTAAAGATAGACAAGGATGGTCAAGTAGCGATTGAGATGTGGGACAAGGTAGGTATATTGCGTATCTTAGCCAAAGCATCTGGACTATTGGACAACCCAGAAGAGTCAGACAAACCATCAGTAATTGGTATTAACATTAAACCCCCAAAGGTAATTGACAATGACGAGTCCTAAAGACACCCAAGTCGGTGGCAACCATTATACTAAGATGAAGATACAACCTATGGAGTTTTCTATGGGAAACAATCTAAATCCTATGCAACATACTATTATTAAGTATGTCACTCGTGTTGACTTAAAAGGCAATGGCGATCAGGATATAGACAAAGCAATACATACACTACAACTTTGGAAAGAATGGAGAAAAGATCATGGACCAAAAAACCAAGATTGACCAACTGCGAGAAGAATTTGCTATGGCAAACATGAACAACTCTAGGGTAATGGAAATTATTGACACACTCTATCTTGAGAACCAAGAACTAAAACGCTTGATGACAATGAAGTTTAAAGACATCGACGATGAGCAATAAAAAAGTACGCAGTCAAAAAGAGATAAGTGGGCCAGGTATTGATCTGGATTTTAGCAGTGCGCCTACGACTTACGAGTTTCTTTCTAGCAATGATTTTGTAAGAGGACTAATGGGGCCTGTGGGTTCTGGTAAGTCTTATGCTTGCGCGGCTGAGATTATGATGCGTGCTGTTAGGCAGAAACCATCACCACACGATGGCATTCGTTACACACGATTTGTTATTGTCAGGAACTCCTACCCGGAACTGAAGACGACTACGATTAAGACGTGGCAAGAACTGTTCCCGGAAAACACTTTTGGTCCAATGTTATATACACCTCCTATTACACATCACATACGCCTTCCCTCTAGGGGAGATGCCGCAGGCATAGATTGTGAAGTGATTTTCTTAGCATTGGATCAACCTAAAGATGTACGAAAACTGTTATCACTTGAACTAACGGGGGCATGGGTTAATGAAGCTAGAGAATTACCTAAAGCAGTTATTGACGGTCTTACTCACAGGGTGGGCCGTTATCCTACTAAGCGTGATGGTGGTCCTACCTGGCATGGTGTCTGGATGGATACCAACCCAATGGATGACGATCATTGGTGGTTCAGACTTGCCGAAAAAGAAAAGCTGTCAGGAAAGTTCGCTTGGAAGTTTTTTAAACAACCAGGTGGAGTGGTTGAAGTACCACCCGAAGACTTGCCAGACAACCCAGAAGCAAACGATCATATCTTCTCAGGCGGAAGATGGTGGAACCTAAATAAAAAAGCAGAGAATGTTTCTAATCTACCCTCCGGGTATTACATGCAAATGCTTGGCGGTAAGAATCTTGATTGGATTCGCTGTTATGCCGAAGGTAAATATACCTATGTACAAGAAGGCAGACCTGTTTGGCCTGAATACAATGACCAAATGATGAGTGCTGCAGTAGAATATGATGCA